CATATCCGTGAAGCCGAACTTCTCGGCAAGGACAGCGTGGTCCTTGGCCTTGGTCGGGTCGATGAGGAGGGGCTCGCGGCCCGACAGTCCGTTGGTGAGGAAACGCATGGTCTTAGGAATTGGGTTGGTCGAGCTCTTCGGGTTCTTCCTGATCGGCGGGCTCGTCTTCGCCTTCGGACTCGTCCTCGATTTCCATCTCCGCCGGCTGGACCGTGCCGACCGGGGTGTTGGTCGGACGGAAGAGCAGCTCGAACGGGATGCCGTATTCGGACGCGAGTTCCTTGATGTGCGCCATGTCGGCGGCTCGCTTCTGCATCTCGGAACGGAAGTCCAGTCCACGCTGGGCGTAGAGTTCGGACATGGAGAGGAGGCCCATCTCGACGTCGGCCCGGTCGTTGGCGGCTTCGCGGCCAGCGTCCACGGTGACGGACTTGGGGGTCGTCCAAGAGACTTCGTTCCACATCGGGTCGTCAGGGAGTTCGCCGGCGGCGATGCCCTGGCCGATGATGTAGCCCCACGTCGGGACGCAGAAGTTCTCGATGATGATGGTCTGATACTTGCCGAAGACGCGGCCAGCCTTGGCCGTGATGAGGCGCACCGTAGCCCCGCCCAGTTTCGAGGAGTCGCCGACGAACTCGTAAGGCAGGACGCCTTGGCTGATGTCGCGCTCCAGGGCGGCGAGGAAGCCGGTGAACGTGGCGTTCGGGCGGTTGCTCTGGAAGGAGTCCATCGACTCGCCCGGAGAAAGGGTGATGAGTTTTCCGCCCATCGTGTTGGCGAGGTTGGCGTAAGAGCCGTTAGCCACGGCGCCGAGTTCGGCAGCCATGTCGCCGTCGAGCACGCCGCCTTCCTTGCGGATGATGCGGGTGATGTCGCCGTTGTCCTTCACGGCCTGCTTCTCGAGGGCGAGGATTTCCATCTCGTCCTGGATGCTGTTGATGCTGTGCTGGAGCAGGGGCACGCCGCGCGCCCCGCTGGCGTACTCCTGGTCTACGACCATCATCATGGACTGGGCCAGAATCTGGCGGGACGAGCCGTCGGAGCGGTAGACGTTCACGGCGATGTATTCGCCGTAAGGACCAAACTGGATGCCGTCGTGCATACCTTCGGGAACCTTGCCTTCGAGAGGGTCGCCGACGCGGTGGGCTTCCATCAACTGGATTTTGGGTTCGCCGGCGCCGTTGCGCACCTTGGCCGCGAAGGAGTCGCCGTCGCGGATCATGCCGCGCAGCAGGATAGACTGAGCCTGATAGAACGAGAAGCGATTCGTGATGTCGATGCGCTTGGCCTTTTCCGCGAAGTAGGCTTCGTAACGCTGCTGCATCTCCGGGGTGCTCGCGTGGGACTGGGGCTTGATGCCGTCGCCCACCGTGTAGAGGCACATATCCGCAAGGATCTGCTTGAACAGGCCGGAGTTACGCTCCGCCCAGCGGCACTTGCGGACCATCGTCAGCCGGTCATACGGCGTCAGGTCACGGCGAAGGTCACGCGGCTCCGCACCGTAGGCCGCACGGCGGGCACGCGTCACGCCGATGGACTGCCAATCGCCGTATGATGCCTGCGGCGCAGGGGCGGCGGGCATCGCCTTGGGCGTCTTGGGACGCAAGCTGACGGTCGGGATTTTCTTGCGGGATGCCATAAATCAGTCGTTTCGGTTCTGCCAGTCCGTCGAGATGATGGTCACACGACGGCCATAGGTGGCAGGGTCCAGACGAGAAAGGGCGAACATCGCCTCCGATAGCATCTCCTTCGGCGGCATGGCGAACTGCTTCGACGCGGACGAGCCGGAGTCGGAGTAGGACATGAGCGTCTTGCCCTCCGTGATCATCGCCAAAGCCTTGGCCTTGATGTCCAGTAGTTCGCACTCAGTGAGGCCGATGAAGATGCCGGAAGCCATTTAATCTTGCGGACAATGGAAGGAAAAAAGGGGGTACGACGCCCAGCCCACGCCATGAGTCTCTTCCACCCACAACACTAAACGCCGTACCCTTGCAGATAGGTTGCCCGACCTCATGCGGAAGGCAAGTCGGTTTCCGAGACTTCCCGTCCGGCGATGCCCCAGCGGACGGCGGCCAGGAGGGCGAGGATTTCGCAGTCCAGCGCGTGGTTGTCCTTCTTGCCCTGAGGAAGTATCCACTGCGGCTTGCCCGTCCGGCGGTCCTTGATGCGGACCTCGGCGTTGAGTTGGTCGGCGTAGTCCGTCCCCGCGTCGAGCGAGTAGGTCCAGCACTTACGGGCCCGCAGGCCGTGCAGGAGGTCTTTGCCAGCGGTGGCCGAGTGCACGATCAGGGTCGCCCGCTGCGGGATGCCAGGGACGACGATGGACTGCTTCTCGGAGTAAAAGCGGCGGGTCGTCTGGCCGTCTTTGCTCGTCACCGCGAAGTCGTCGGAGCCGGAGCCCTTGGCCGTCTTCCAGTTGCGCTTGGCCGTCTCGCGGTAGACCTCCTGCGTATTGTCGCCGGAGTCGACGAGCACCAGCGCCTGATGTACGCCGTGCTGCTTGGCGTAGGCTTCCACGTTGCCCCATGTGTCGATGCGGGCGAAGGCCATGAGGCGGCTATGCCCGGTCTTCGACCAGCGGCGGACGACCACCCAGAAGTGGCCACGCTGCACGTCCACGCCCATCGTGCGGAAAGGGATGCTTCCCGTCGGCGCACCTTCGCGGTCGACCACCTTGGCCTTCGGCGTGATCACGGCCTCCGCGTCCCAGTCGTCGCCCATCTTGTAGTTGGCGGCCTCGGCCAGCGCCACCATCTCGCCGCCCTCTTCGCTCCAGGGCATGGCCAGACGCTTCTGCTTGAAGATGCGCCGCGGCTCTTCGTCGCCGTATTCGTCCGCCGCCGCCTTGGCCTTGAGCATCAGCACGCCGAGCTCGCCCCAGCTCATCGACGCAAGGCTGTTCCAATGCAGGCCGATGTGCCCGGTGTTCGCCGATGCCGCCGTCGCCACGAAGGAGCCGCGTGCGTTCGCCTCCAGGCGGGAAGCGTTCGTGTCGGGCAGGAGCGTCTTGCACCCAGCGCACTCATAGGTCGTCCCCACGCTGACCTTGTGCAAGTCCCATGTGCCGGTCTGCTTCGCGTCCTCGGGAAAACGCACCTGTTCCCACAGCCAGGGCTGGAGGTGGTCGCACTTCGGGCACCTCATGTTCCAGTCGCGCTGGTCCGTCGACTCGTGCAGCTGATGGAACTCCTGCCCCGCCAGCCCGCCCTGCGACATGAAGATGCGCTTGCCCATCCAGCCGAACGCCGTCACGCGCGCGCTCAGTTCCGCCAAGTGTCCGGGCGGCGCCATCCAGCACTCGTCGGCGATCGTGTAGCGAAGCGACAGGCGCTGAAGGTTCGCCTCGTTCCAGATGCCTCGGCAGTAGAGCGTCATGCGGTCGAAGTCCGCCGTCGTCGAGCGGTCCAAGTCTTCGAGGGATAGACGCGACTTCACCGGCGGGCAGTTGTTCCAGACTGGGCGGAGGTAACGCAGGGCGAAGTCCTTGGCCTCTGGGTCGGTCGCCTGTAAGACCATCGTCGGCCCTGGAGCGTTGGCGATGATGTGGCACGTCAGCAGGCGGGCGAACAGCGACTTGCCCGACTGGATGCTGGCTAGGATGGTGAGCAGACGCGTCTCCGGGTCGGCGGCGATGCGCAAGGCCTCGGCGATCCACGGCGTGCGCTCCGACCTGAACGGCCCGGGCATCGGCGAGTCGGGGATGGCGTGCACGTTGTCCTCCAGCCACTCGACCACGTCGCCCGAGTCAGACGGACGCAGCACGTCCCGACCGATGCGGAGCAAGTCAGCCTTGTTCATCTTGCGAGAGTTCGGCCTTCACGCGTCGCACCCAGACCTCCAGCGCCTTGACCGCCTTGGCCGGGTTCTCAGGGTTGCAGGACTCCGCCACGTCGAGGGCAAGTTTGTCGAGTCGGTTGACCATCGTGGCCGCCAGTTCGCGCATGGCTTCGCCGGCTTCCTTGGCGGAGATGTAGTCCTTAGCCAGGATGAGCCGACGTTCCTGCTCTTCCTCGAGGGCGACGAGCGTTTTCAGCGATTGGTTGTACGCGGTCTGGTACTTCCCCTGGTTCGGGTCGCCCCCTTCCATCGCCGCTTGCCAGACGCCGCGTGCTCGACCGACCAAGGTGCGGTGCTCGCTGATCGTGTCGGCCAGCGTCCCGTCGTCGAGCTGCGCCGGCGCCGCCTTCGGGGCCTGCGCCTTCTGCACCGATGCCCGGGCTTCACGCCAAGCCTTCGCCGCGTCGATGGAGTCCGTCGGCATCCCTTCCTTGCGTAGCACCGAGATGCGCTGCGCCGTCACGCCCAGGGCCAAACCCAGTTCTGAGTTGGTCAGGGCTTTGGCCATAATTGTGCAACCCCTTGTTTCTCTCCATCGGCCTTGTAAAAAAAGGCCGTGGTGTCGGGCCA